ATCCTCACGATGTCAACCGTAACGGGGATGTCAACAGAAAAGCTGCAGGCATATAACTATGCCGCCGAACTTGTGGACACGTCGTTGGAAACGCTCACCGGCTCCATGGCAAGGAATATCCGCTCCATGACGGCAGCTGAAAAAGGCACCGGTGCTGCGGCTGATGCGTATAAGGCGCTTGGCGTGTCGGTTACTGATTCCCACGGCAAGCTCCGGGACAGCGAAACGGTATATTGGGAAACCATAGACGCCCTCGGCAAGGTATCAGACGAAACCGAAAGGAATGCCTTGTCCATGCAGATTTTCGGCAAGTCGGCACAGGAACTCAACCCGCTCATCGCGCAAGGCAGCGCCGGCATCGCAAAGCTGACCGAGGAAGCGAAAAATATGGGCGCGGTTATGTCGGATGACCAACTAAACAACCTTGGCAAATTCGATGATACCATCCAGAGGTTAAAGTCCGGCAGCGAAGCTGCGAAAAATGCTCTTGGCATGGTGCTTTTGCCACAGCTCCAAGCCCTTGGCACTGATGGGGTCACCCTGCTTGGCAACTTCACAAAAGGCTTAAATGATGCTGGCGGTGATTTCAGTAAAATATCTGAGGTTATCGGTAGCACCGTTGGCGGCATTGCGAATATGATTCTTTCAAATATGCCGCAGATAATAGATGTTGCCTTGAATATTGTTATGTCCATCATTAAGGCAATCACCGACAACTTGCCCCAGCTTATAGATACTGCAAGCAAGATGGTTTTCACCCTACTGCAAGGTCTCATTAAAGCCCTGCCGCAGATAACAGACGGTGCGCTTCAGCTTATACTGGCCTTTGTAAACGGCATCATTGCCAACCTGCCTGCATTGACTTCCGCGGCTCTCAATATGATTGTGGCGCTTGCCGGCGGCATAGGCGATGCATTGCCACAACTGATTCCTGCAATCATTGATGCGGTCATACTGATTGTGCAGACACTGCTAAATAATATGGATAAAATCCTCGATGCCGCCTTCAAAATCATCCTGGGGCTTGCAAAGGGGCTTATCGACGCCCTTCCGAAACTAATTGACGAGCTTCCTAAGATAATTGATGCAATTATAAACTTCATCACAAACAATCTGCCGCTTATCGTCGAAATGGGCATAAAGCTGACAGTCCAGCTGGCAGTCGGGCTAATCAAGGCAATACCCCAGCTGGTTGCCGCTATTCCGCAGATTATTGCGGCGCTGCTTGGCGGGTTTGGCAAGGCAATCGGCTCTATTGGCGAAATTGGGGTAAACATCGTGAAGGGTTTGTGGAACGGTATTGTTTCAATGGCCGCATGGATCAAGGACAAAATATCCGACTTCGTGGGCGGTATTGTCAGCGGCGTAAAAGGCTTGCTCGGCATTCACTCCCCTTCTACCGTTTTTACCGGTATCGGCTCCAATATGGGCGAAGGTATCGGTGTTGGCTTTGAAAAAGCGATGAACGGGGTTAAGGACAGTATGCAAAAGGCCATCCCCACAAGCTTTGACACTAATGTTACTTTGAACACGAAGCAAAACAGCGGTACCAGCAATAATAATACTCAGTCAAACCCGCTAATGTTAACAATAACAAACTTTTATAACAACCGCGCCCAGGACATAGAACAGCTTGCTTATGAGCTTGAATTCTACAGACAAAGGGTTGCGTCCGCAAGGGGAGGTGTTTGATGTTAAGCTTTACTTTTGCAAATAAGGACAGCTTTTTGGATTTCGGTATATATCTTACAAAAATGCCAACAATTCCGTCTCCCAAGCGCAGAGTAACCACAACGCAGATTTTCGGCAGAAACGGCACCCTTAAATATGACGAGGGAACCTATGACGATATCACTATTTCACTTGAGTGCGGATTTGTAGGCAATGTATTTTCCCGTTTAAACGATATTAAAGCCTGGCTGTTTGAAAGCGGAAGTTCCTCGCTTATGTTCAGCTTTGAAAACGATAAAAAGTACATCGCGCAGGTTGTAAACAACATCGACTTTGAAATTGCGATACGAAAATTCGGGCAGTTTGTGGTCATTTTCAACTGTGAACCTTTCAAATATGCCGTTTCAGAGCCAAAGGTCAACATAACAAATAGCGGCACTGCCCTTATAAACAACGGTACGATTGCCTGCCAGCCAATAATCGAGGTGTACGGGAGCGGAGATATAACCCTTACAATCGGAAGCCAGCAGATGCAGCTTAAGGGAATCTCAAATAAAATCATTTTGAATTCGGTTTTGCAGGACGCTTATGACGATAATCTTACAAACCTCAACTTAAAGGTAACCGGTGAATATTTTGTTCTGCCTGTAGGCTCAAACAATGTTTCATGGACTGGGAGTGTAAATAAGGTGGATATTACCCAGAACAGGCGGTGGTTGTGATGATTTGCATATATGACAAGGCCGCATCCAAGCAGGACTTTGTCACAAATGGGCTTGCTGTGCTTGACGAATGCATTTCTGCGGTTATCTCAAATGGATTAAATGATGACTACTCCCTTGAACTCATATACCCGGTTGCAAGCCATAAGGCAAAATACTTTGAGGAATTAAACATCATAAAGGCAGATGGACAGCTTTTCCGCATTTACAAGGTAGAGCGCTCGCAGAACAACAACCTGACGGTCAAGGTCTGGGCAAGGCACATATTCTACGACCTTGCTTATTTCTTTATTGAAAGCGCAAAGGTTGTCAACGCAAATATGAAGGAAGCCATCGAGATGACCATACCGCCGGAGGCGCAGGCAATTTTCAGCATATCCGCGCCCGAAGGCGTTGTCGCTCCCTTTACGGTCAAAGAGGTCAATTCGGTTGATGCGTTATTCCGCTTGATTGGAACCTACGGCGGCGAGCTTGAAAGAGATAATTTCCGCATCACCATAAAAGACAAAATCGGCTCTGACAACGGAGTAACAATCCGTTACGGCAAAAACATAAAGGGGCTGATATTAACGCTTGATACAGCAGACATTGCGACCTGTATTTATCCCGTGGGCGCAAACGGCCTTATCTTACCCGAGCGTTATGTTGAGGTGGAAGGCGGAAAGCTGCTTGCCTTTGACATTACAAAAAAAGTGGAGTTTAAAGGCTGCTCGGATACCGACGCGCTGCGTGCTGCCGCTAAAGAATATGCCTTAAAGTGCGCAAAGCCGAAGATAAACATTAATATCGATTTTTTGGAGCTTTCCAAGATTGCGGAGTATGAGCAGTACAAAGATCTGACGAACGTATCCCTTGGCGATCTGTTATCGGTCATTCACGAGCGGCTTTGGATTACCACTACCTTAAGGGTCATATCAAAACAGATTGACCTGATAAACCCGCTAAATACAAAAATAGTGCTTGGTGACCCATTGAAAACCATTGTGGATAAGCTTGACACCTCATCACTGCTCGATGAAATAACCAAAATGATTTACAGCAACAAATCAGCGGTGATCCTTAAAAAGAACAGCGATGTTATCACAATCGGCACAACCAAATATCCCGCAATGGTAATCGGCTTTTCAACAAATGCCGACGCAAACCTTACCTGCACCGTAACGCTCACAGGTGGGGCCAGCGAGAACAACACACTGAATATCCGCTTTTCCCTGGACAGCGTTGAATATGACCTAAAGCCTGCACAAAAGCTGGGCACCGGCGATAACGTTATGGGGTTTACGCTTCCGATGCCGCAGGTACAGGCCGGAAGCCACAGCTTTGTGATTTCGATGTGGACGTCAAGCGGCACCTTTGCCATTCCCAAATACGGGCTTCAGGTATCTATTGAAGGGCTTCATATTGAGGGCGGGCTCTCTGCCACCATTCCTCATATTGAGGTTGTCTACACATATTTATACAGCCTTTTTGGTGCAAAGCTTGCTTCATTTGCTTTTAATGAAATGGTAAACTTCTCAAAACCGGCAATTACACCGTTTGGGCTTTCCCAAAGCACAGGGTATTCGGATTTTACAAACGATATCAACTATTATCACAGCGAGACCTTGGCTGAGATTTCCCTTGTAATTCAGGGAATATTTCAGGAGTTTTCAAGGGACAAAAGCGGCAATTACATTTTTGATTCCGCTTGGGTCAGCTTCGACTCCGACTTTGACAAAAACAATGATAACACTTATACGGCGTATAACCGGGCGACAATCGTTGAGCCTGTCTTGTACGCAGTCGGTGGTGTTGTAGCAAGTGACAGCGGGGCTGTATATTCAGCAGCAATGCCAGACAATACCACCTACAACAGCCTTGTTTCAATATCAGCAAAACTGACCCTTGGAGGAGGTGCGTGATGTCAGTATTACCAAGCTATGCCCTGTCCAAGGGCAGCAGCGGCATGACTCTTTTCGGTACACATAACGACGATACTACAGTAACCCTTCCGAATATGGGCTTTAGCATCAAGTATGGCGGCACTTCGGTTTCTGCGCTTTACTCAAGCGGCAACAGCTGGATTGGGTTTGGCGGTTCTTTGGAGCATCTGCAAATCAACCGCAGAGACGCCAGCTATAACAATTTGTACTATGCAAATGAGGTCGCAAATGGTACAAACACCTTCCGTATCCGTTTTGAAGGCAACAGCTATTACAGCAGCTGGGGTGCTAACGACCTTGTATGGGAATTTACTGTTTTTGCAGACGGCACCTTTATGCTTATTGTCGAGAAAAGCCCCAACAACGGCACTGACGGGTTTGCAGGCGGAGGGACTCCTGTTTCGGTTTCGTTCAAAACAGGCAAATCATATGTATTTCTGCCGTCAAATCCGAACGGAACGGCCTATACAGTGGTCGAGGGTTCATATATCCCTTGCATGAACAAATACCTGTTTTGTGACAGTGACGGCGTCAAATCTTATGCAAACAGCACATGGGCCGTTGTGGCAGCCCCGCCTGTCACCTCCCAGATGCTCCTTGATTACGGGGTTGACGCCCTGACCAACAGCCTGGTAGGACTGCAAAATAATGCGGTTCTGTATTTTTACACCGACGACCCGGCCATTGTGAGCGACAAGCAGAGTTATTCGCTTAAAGCAAGCCTTGTTGTAACCTCAAAGCCCAAAACGGTGGTTCAGAATACGGACTTTTTGATTTCGCAGGGAAAAACAATCACTGGCATTGAGGTCAGGAAGGCCGTAACAGGCGGACGGTTAAGGGCTGCACTGAGCTTTGACAGCGGCGCAACCTTTTATACCTTTAATAAGGCTGCATTGATATTTGAGCCAATCAACATCAATGACAGTGAGGCGTTTCTTACAAACGGGATAATACCGGAAGATTTCCCTGCAATCAACTACACTGATTTAAATATGCTCGCAAACGGCAAAATCCGGCTTGCCTACATTTTGGAAAAGCCCCTGCTTACAGACATATGCAAATTAAAGGCGGTGAAGATAAACCTTGGATAACTACGAGAGCATCTCATACAATAAGAACTTCCTCACAGGCGAAGAGGCCTACGAGAAGAAAATAAAGAAAAATACCGGCGTTAAGGGTAAAGTCACCATAAGCCTTTTTGACGCGAAAACCGGGAATAAAACGCAGGAGGCCTATTCTGAAAACCTTATACCCGAGTTATTTTTCCGCGACGCCTTCATCACCAGTTTTGTCGGCGGGATTATGGGTTCCGGACAGTCCAGGTATACAAACGCCTACAACTGGTTCAACTACCTTTATTTGACTGACAGCGATAAACCGGAAAATGCCAGCGAACAACGTGTCATGGGCAATGTTATCGGCTACGCGCACCGGAATAACCCGTATTCGGGCAGCGACCCTCTTCAGGGCAGCATTAACAGGTCAGAAACAAAGCTTGAGGTTACAGACTCCAAGATCCGCCTTAACTTTGTATTCGATTTTCCTACAAATGCATGTAACGGCACCATCGAGAGCGTATATTTCTGCGAAGCGCCCCCGGATGACAAGGATTATGTATATTCTGCCGCGCAGATTTACGGCCGGGAAAATGCGGATGATAATGATTATACCATATATAACACAACTAATCCTCGCAGATATTATGCCGCATATATTGCCTTTGCCTACGCAAAATGCGTCAACTTCACCTCCCCGACAAAGGGGTATATGGTTCTTGATGCAACTAACACAACAATCACGCAAAGCACCTATCTGCAGTTCCCGGACAGCCTTAAGGGGCATATAGTGTATATTCCATTTGATGTGAACATTAATGATATCCTGCTGTGGGAACAGGCAGTGAAGCTTTTAAATGCCAGCGGCAACCCGCTTGTCGCCGTGCCTGCCGATCCCGTAAAAAAGTTTGACGGTCTGGAGTTTGCTTGTCCTTATACTACAGACGACACCGTCATAATCGGATATGTGCAGTATTACAACAGCCCCAATTACTATATGAGAATATACAAATGGAGCAAGGTCGGGGTGCTGCTTACCCAAAACGATATTTGCTTCTCGACCGACTACAAGGACGAATACAATACCAATATCAATAAAGTGTATGTTAGTGGTAACAGCATTTATCTGGACGGTACCATTGATATCCTTGGGTACTACACAAGAACAGATGCGGTGACCAATGAAACGATCTACACAAGCAAGTGGCTAAGACTGAACAGCGCAGGACAGCTTGTCAGCACCTTGAACATCAAGCCCAAGCTTGGCAACAGTACATGGTTTGCCACAAAGGGTATGGACAGCGGAAATATTGAAAGGCGGGCAAGGATTTATGATTTCAGGAGGGGCAAAACGAAAATCTATCTATATTATACTGGGGTTCAGGGCGGCTCAAGCTTCTGGCAATGCATCTCAAACGATGGAAATTTAGTCGAGCCTTTAAGGAAGAACTTCGGCTACAAGCCAGGGTATGGCGATTACCGAACTATTCACAATATTTTGGGCACGGACCGATGGGTTGAACGCTACAATTATGCTTACAACAACTATGTGTATTTCTACATTAACAACCTGCTCACCTCAAGGCCGATAGGAACGCACACAAGGCTGACGCAGACGGTCGAAAAAACCGAAGCCAACACTATGAAGGTACAGTACATGTTTGAGGTAGACTTACTTACCTTCGGCGAGGATTATTATTAAGGTGTTTTAATGATATCCAGCACTTTTACCACGGGGATATGCCCCCTGGCAGGGGTGCTTTTTTATTGCGCAAGCAACAAGGTTCTGAGTTGTCTGTTCGAAATCTTTGATTTCGGTAACAGATTAGCTTCTTATATACATTTTTATTATGAAAGCGAGGTCTATTATGAAAGCAGAAACTATATGGTCTTGGATTCAGATTTGCTTTACCGCTGTCGGCGGCTGGCTGGGTTGGTTTTTAGGCGGCACGGACGGATTCCTTTACGCACTCGTCGCCTTTGTGGTAATGGATTATATGACTGGCGTGCTATGCGCCATACTTGACAGGAAGCTTTCCAGCGAGATCGGAGCAAAGGGCATCTTCAAAAAGGTGCTTATTTTCTTGCTGGTAGGCGTAGGGCATATACTCGACGAGCAGATACTGGGCGGTGCCGCCAGCCCCGGCGGAAGCGATGTTATCCGTACGGCGGTGGTCTTTTTCTATTTGAGCAACGAGGGCATTTCAATACTGGAAAACGCCGCGCACATAGGACTGCCGGTTCCCGAAAAGCTCAAGGCGGTCTTGGAGCAGCTTCACAACCGCAGTGAAAAGGAGGATAACAAATAAACCTGCATAAACTATATTTCACTGAAAACGCCTGCTATAAGGCAGGCAAAACTATTACGCCCAAGGGAATCATGGTGCATTCCACCGGCGTGAACAACCCATATCTCAAACGCTATGTCGGCCCGGATGACGGGCTGCTGGGCAAGAACACGAGCAATAACCATTGGAACCAGGACACGCCTGACGGCAGGCAGGTCTGCGTGCACGCCTTTATCGGCAAACTGGCCGACGGCTCGATTGCCACCTACCAAACACTGCCGTGGAATTATCGAGGCTGGCATTGCGGCGGTTCCGGCAACGACACCCATATAGGTTTTGAAATCTGCGAGGACAATCTGACGGATGAGGCTTATTTCGACAAGGTATATGCTGAGGCAGTGGAGCTTTGTGTGTATCTTTGTAAGCTCTATAATCTAACTGAGAAGGACATACTCTGCCACGGTGAGGGATACAAGAAAGGAATTGCATCAAACCATTCCGATGTGATGCATTGGTTTCCGCGTCACGGCGAAAGCATGGATACCTTCCGTGCAGCAGTTAAGGCTGGATTGGCAGAAAAATCGAAACCGGAAACGCCTACAGGTGATGATAAGAAATACTACCGTGTTCAGGTAGGCGCATTCTCATCCAAAGCAAATGCCGAATCAATGCTGAAAAAGCTTAAAGCGGCTGGCTTTGATGGTTTTATAAAATATAATTGAGATGAATTTTATAAGCCCACAGCTACGGTGACCATTCCGAGTTGTGGGCTTTATTTTTTTGCCCTTTTTTGTGGGGTTCGAATCATGCTGTTTTTTCGCATATCGGCAGGAGGTAATGCCATATGCAAGTAAAGCAAATTACAGAACTTCCGACTACTCATGTTGATGCCAAACGGAGACCGGTAATAGAGGAGAAACTCCAGAGCGAGTATGATTATTATCGCACACTGAAACTGCTTCAAAAAATGCTTAGTGCAGGCCTGATTACGCAGGAGGAATTTGAAAAAATCGACCATCGAAACCGCCAATCTTTCTCACCTTTTGGAGTCGAGTTAATGCCCTGAATTGCTTGATAATACAGGTGTTCAGAGGTAATATGTGACCTACCAAGAAGGAGGTGAGAGGATGAAAAAGATAAGAAAGATTGAGCCAACTTCAAAAATGATTAAGCCAAAACTACGGGTTGCTGCTTATGCCCGTGTTTCAACCGATAATGATGAACAGTTAATCAGTTTGGAGGCTCAAAAAACTCATTATGAATCCATTATAAAATCAAATCCGGATTGGGACTTTGCCGGAATATATTTTGACGAAGGTGTCACAGGTACAAATAAAGAAAATCGCTCAGAGCTTCTTAGATTGATTACCGATTGTGAGAACGGAAGGATCGACTTTATAGTCACCAAGTCTATCAGCCGATTTGCTCGGAATACGATAGACTGCTTGGAGCTTGTTCGAAAGCTGTCAGACCTTGGGGTGTTCCTCTATTTTGAGAAAGAAAACATCAATACTCAATCAATGGACGGAGAACTGATGCTGACTATTTTAAGCAGTATGGCAGAGAACGAATCCATATCTATCTCACAGAATAATAAGTGGTCAGTCCAGCGTCGTTT